AAAAAGAAAAGTAAATGGAAAAGGTAGTAAAACGAATTGCCGTTGAAAAGGAGAATCGTGAGTTCCTTATGAAGGCATTTGGCGTGACATCGGTTTGCATCTGGAACGCTCTTACGTATAAGCGCAACAACTCTCTGGCAAGGAAGATCAGAAAGCTTGCTGTGGAGCGTGGTGGCTATGAGGTGCAGACCATTCCTGTAGGTAAGAACCCTATGGACTGCGTGGAGACTATGCACGATAGTGACGGCTTTATCCGTCAGTATTTCCCTAATGGTGCTATGATTGAGTTGTCAAAGAACGATGAGACTGGTGATGTATTCTTCAAGGGAGAATGCAAGAAGCACTATGACAATGTGACTCTGCCAATGATTGAGAGCATCCAGAACTATGCAATGGGCTTGGCTTAGCCCGGCGGAAAACCGCCAGGAACAGTGGCTAATAAAGGAAAGGAAATAAAAGATGGAATACTTCGGCAATACACTCTGCATATCGGCTCGCGAGCTTGTTGATGCCTCTGTGATGACACAGGGGAACTACAGCAAGTTGGCTCAGCGTGGCAGGATCAATGTTGTGCGTCCAGGCAAGGGCTTGGGCTCATACGCTCTTGTTGCCGTTGACAGTCTTCCTTCCAAGTACAAGGCAAAGGTGGAAGAGCTTTATCCAGATGGCGACCGCACGCGTCTTGCCGGTTGGGTAAAGAGCAACTATGAGACGGATCAGTCGGCAGTTGCCTTCTTCCATGACAAAGCACAGACAGGCATTGACCTTCCTGCAGATAAGATTCAGGAGTACATCATCAATGCGAGTGTGCTGAATACGTGCATAGTGCTTTACAACCGAGCAAGCACGGCTCAGAGGCTATTCGGTGGCAAGTACAACTGGGAACAGATGGCAGCCACAATAGAGAGCCTTCGAGACCAGTTCGGACATACTTTGCCAGCAAGCACCCTGCGTTTCCGCAAGAAGGTTGCTGAGTATAAGCGCGACGGTTACAGCTGCCTTATCAGTGGCAAGTTTGGCAACCAGAGTGCAAGGAAGGTGGACCACAAGACGGAACGACTGATTCTTGGCATCGCGGTACTGCCCAACAAGCCTTTCAACACGAATGTTGCAGAAATGTACAACCAGTTTGTGTGTGGTGAGTTGGACGTTTATGATCCTGAGACAGGCGAGTTGCTTAACCCTGATGACTATACAGATAAGAACGGTGAACCTCAGGTTCTGAGCGAGACGACCATCAACAACTATCTGAACAAGCCAAAGAACAGAGTGCTGATAGAACACAAGTTGAGCAGCTTCACCACCTTCATGCACGAGCAGATGCCACACGTCCATCGTCATAATGGCGAGTTCTCGCTTAGCCAGATAACAATGGATGACGTTGACCTGACACGCAAGTTGAAGGACACCAAGCAGCGCGTTCACGCCTACTACGCATACGATGTGGTGAGCCAGTGCGTTCTTGGAGCCAGCTACGCAAGGAAGAAGGATGAATTGCTTGTAGTGGAGTGTTTCAGAGACATGTTCCGCTTGATCGAGCGCAACGGTTGGGGAATGCCAGCCGGTATCGAGGTGGAGAATCACCTGATGACTCAGTACAAAGATGGCTTCCTTCAGGCAGGTGTAGCCTTCCCATTCGTTCACTTCTGCGCCCCTCAGAACTCTCAGGAGAAGTATGCAGAGCCATTGAACGGTGCTAAGAAGCGCAGCGTGATCCACAAGAACCATGAGGGCATTGGTCGCTTCTACGGCAAAGGCAAGTGGCGCACAGAGTCGCAGAAGGTCAGCGATGAGACCAATGAGCTGTATGAGGATAAGGAATACTTCTCATGGGATCAACTCGTAGCTGATGACCGTGCTGACTGCCAGGAGTGGAACAACAGTCTTCACCCTAATCAGAAGAAATATCCTGGCATGACTCGTTGGGATGTCCTTGTAGCGAACATCAATCCTACATTGAAGCCTCTGGATAAGTTGACACTGAGCCGCTACATAGGCGAGAAGGTTGAAACGAGCGTCAGAAGAAACTCAACGGTAAGAGTGGCATACGAAGATTGGTGGCTGAGCGGTACCGAGGTACTGGAGAAGCTACAGCCTAACGACTACAAGGTGACAGCTTACTACATTCCTGATGAAGAGGGCAAGGCAACGGATGTGTACATCTTCCAAGGCGACCGCTACATTGACAAAGTGGAGAAGGTCGGAACCTACAGCCGAGTGATGGCAGAACAGACAGACGAAGATGTTGCCAACTACATTGAGCAGCAGAAGAAGATTGCCAAGTTCGGCAAGTATGTCAAGGACAATGCCATCGGCAAGGTTGGAGTGACGAAGCGCGAGGGCGTTGGAACGCCGCGCACGGAGGAAGAGGACATTGAGGTGCTGGAACCAGCGGCAGAACCGCTTGGAACGGTGGCCGAACAAGAAGAAATATATGAGCCAGAGGACAGTGTTATGAGAGCCCTGGCAGACTTCTAAGCCTTGCGGAAATCGGCAAGGAACGGTGGCAATTAAAAGATAATTATAATACTGTTAGAATATGATTACAACAGAAAACAAGAAGAAGATCCTCGCAGCCATTACGGCAAACAGAGTGAACTATCCAAGCGATGCGAAGCACGCTGCATCCCTTGGCATTACAACAAGCGTCTATAGCGCAGTAAAGAACGGTCAGACAGAGCGCGTCCTTAGTGATGCCAACTGGATAAGCATTGCACGCCGTCTGAATGTCAGCCTTCGCGGTGAAATAGAGTGGAAGCCAGCGCAGACATCGACATTCAAGTATGTGAATGCTCAGCTGGAGTTCTGCCAGGAGGCAAGTCTGAGCGGAATCCTCTGCGACATCCCCAACATCGGCAAGACCTTCACGGCTCGTTACTATGTGGCTCACCATGCCAATGCAGTGTATATTGATTGCTCACAGGTGAAGACCAAGGTTAGGATGGTGAAGAAGATTGCAAGTGAGTTTGGCGTTGGAACGCATGGCAGATATGTGGACATCTTTGAGGATTTGGTTTATTACCTTCGTAGCATTGACTCACCTCTGATCATCCTCGATGAAGCCGGTGACTTGCAATATGAGGCATTCTTGGAGTTGAAAGCCCTCTGGAATGCAACGGAACGCTGCTGTGCGTGGTATATGATGGGTGCTGACGGATTGAAGGAGAAGATAAACCGCTCCATTGAGTGCAAGAAGGTAGGCTATACCGAAATGCTCAGCCGCTATGGCGATCGCTACAGCAAGGTTACTCCAGACGATGGCAGAGAGCGCGAGAAGTTCCTGAATGAGCAGGCTCGAGTTGTTGCGAAGGTGAATGCCCCAGAAGGAACAGACATAGCCTTGGTGGTACGTAAGAGCGGTGGCGGTCTGCGTCGAGTCTATACAGAGATTGAGAAACTAAAGCGAGGTTAGCCCATGCAGAACGACATCAAGGAAGGCAGCACATTCCAAATACTCGTTGACAACTGGAGCCTGGGCGGTATAGTTGAAGACTGGTATGAGCGACACGAGACATGCGACCTCAGACTAAGGAAAGCAAAGACAAAGGGGCACACTGTGATAGAGACAAAAGGCGTGATGTTCGCCAGCAGGATCGTACAGTGGCACCCAGGAGTAAAAGTAAACATCATAGAGCCTAAGCCCTGCGTAAAAGCGCAGGGAACGGTGGCAAACAAATAGCAATGGCAAAAAGAGCATACAGTCCCAAGGAAATAGCAGCGAAGACATACAAGTGTCTTCCATGGGGGGAGAAATGGAGCGGTCCGTTTGGCGAGCCAGAGGTGACTTCCACCTGGTTTGTTTGTGGTAAGAGTGCCAGCGGTAAAAGTTCCTTTGTCATGCAGCTTGCCAAATGCCTCTGTGAGTTTGGAACTGTTCTCTATGTGAGCTACGAGGAAGGTGTTACGCTACCATTCCATGAACGCATGGAGAGGTTTAAGATGAGCGAGGTGCAAGGCAAGTTCCGAGTGGTTACGGATGACACTCTGGAGGAATTGACTGCAAGGCTTGCAAAGCCAAAATCACCCCAATTTGTCATCATCGACTCCTTCCAATATGCAGGATGGACCTATCAGCAAGCATTTGACCTCGTGCAGAGGTTCAAGCGAAAGAGCTTCATATTTGTCAGTCAAGAGGCAAAAGGTCAGCCATTGGGAAAGGCAGCCGTCAGACTGCGATACATGGCAGACGTGAAGGTTTGGGTTGCAGGTTACAAGGCATACTGCCAAGGACGTTTCAACGGTGATCCTGGCACCTATTACCCAGTATGGGAGGAAGGAATAATCAGAACGAGTAACAACTTATGAGCAACAAGAAATCAATAATCGAAATAAAGAGTCCTGAACTCTTGATCCCGAAGAAGAGCAGCCACCTTGTAGGAGTGGAAGCAAAGGAAATCTTCTACAGTAACGGCCATCAATGCACATACTGCAACGGCAACGGCTACTTCTGGAGTGACGATGAGCATGGAGAACCCTATCAGAAACCTTGCCCAGTGTGTAAGGGCAGCGGAAAACTCAACGCCGTGATAACTGTTGAGTGGTCAGCAAGTAAAGATAAATAATCATGAAAGAAAAAATCATCAGTACAAAAGACTATCTGTTAGTCTATCCTCTTATGGCACTCACTTTTGTAGTTGTCATGTTTGTGATTGTGATTGGCTCACCTTACTGGGCATGGGTAGTATGTAAAGAGGGTTAGGCTATGGAGAATTATGCAAGATTCTACGCCTCATTCAATGAGTTGCCTTATAACGGCGACCGTGATGAGTTCAAGAAGGACATCGTGGCACAGTTCACATGGAACCGCACAACGAGCCTCAAAGAAATGACCAAAGAGGAATACAACGCATGTTGCAACGCCCTCGAAAAGATGTCAGGACGCAAGGACAAAATCAAGAAGGAAAGAAGCAGCTGCTTGAAGCTTATGCAGAAACTTGGTGTAAACACCTCAGACTGGCCGACGGTTGACAACTTCTGCATGAATCCACGCATAGTAGGAAAGCGTTTCTCTCACATCGGTCTGGAAGAATTGATTGCCCT